TCATGGCCTGCCATTGAAACTATCCGGCGTCAGATCGGTGCAAGAAGTGAATCCACAGTGAAATCGGCTATTGCAGAACTGGCGAAAGAGGGCTGGCTGACGAAGGAAGAGCGTAAGGTCGGTGGGCGTAATGTAAGCAATATCTATCGGCTTAATGTGGAAAAACTCGAAGCAGCTGCGGCGGCGGCGCGTGAGTCATATAAACCGAAAAGAAAAATTAGCCCGGCAAAAAATGACCCGTTAACAGTTGACCCGTCAAATATTGACCCCTCAACGGTTGACCCGTCAAATTTTGATGGATCAACTGTTGATAAAAAACTGCCGATTAGGGGGGCGATGATTGACCCCGATCCGTCAGTATTAAAACCTGATCCGTCAGATAAAAGATCTTCTTGTCCGGACGCTTCGCAACCGGACCCGCAGACGGCTGAACAGGATTTTTTAACCCGACACCCTGACGCGGTTGTGTTCAGTGCGAAAAAACGCCAGTGGGGAAGTCAGGAAGATTTGGTGTGCGCACAGTGGATCTGGGGACGAATCGTGAGTCTTTACGAGCAGGCGGCCAGCGATGATGGCGAGATCACTAGACCGAAAGAACCCAACTGGACAGCATGGGCCAATGACGTTCGCACAATGCGGATGCTGGATGGCAGAACTCACAGACAAATTTGTGAAATGTTTGGGCGTCTCCAGCGGGATTCGTTCTGGGTAAAAAACATCATGAGTCCGGCAAAACTCCGGGAAAAATGGGATGAACTGGTTATCCGCCTGGGGCGTTCGCCTGCGCAGCGTTGCGTGAATCACATTTCTGAACCGGACACTGAAATACCGCCGGGATTCAGGGGGTGACGTGTCATGAAAAACATTGCGGCAGTTGGGGTTCTTGAACGTATTCGCAGACTTGCACCACAGGGGTCGGTTCCACCGTACCGGACGGTGGAGGAGTGGCGGGAATGGCAACTTGCTGAAGGACGAAAACGCAGCGAGGAGATTAACCGCCAGAATCGCCAGTTGCGGGTGGAAAAAATCCTGAATCGTTCGGGCATCCAGCCTCTGCACAGCAAATGCTCGTTTGCAAATTATCAGGTGCAGAACGACGGGCAAAAATACGCGCTGAGCCAGGCCAAATCCATAGCTGACGAACTGATGACCGGGTGCACGAATTTTGTGTTCAGCGGTAAAACCGGCACCAGGAAAAATCACCTTGCAGCGGCGATGGGCAACCGGCTGATGGTGAAGGGGCGCAGCGTGATTATCGTCACCGTGTCTGACGTCATGAGCGTGTTGCATGACAGCTACGACAACGGCAAATCCGGGGAAAAATTTTTACAGGAGCTTTGCGGGGTTGATTTGCTGGTCCTGGATGAAATAGGCGTTCAGCGGGAGACGAAAAACGAGCAGGTGGTATTGCACCAGATAATTGATCGCCGGACAGCATCACTGTGCAGTGTCGGGATGTTAACAAACCTGAATCATGCCGCAATGAGTACGCTTCTTGGTGAGAGGATTATGGACCGCATGACCATGAACGGTGGTCGATGGGTGACGTTTAACTGGGATAGCTGGCGTCCAAATGTCAGCAATATGAGGGTTGTGAAGTAATTTTGTCCGGAGGAAATATTAATGGAAACCGTATCTGACGCACTGAAAGCACTGAAAAGAGCCTCTTCACAGGTAGTGGCGGCCCGCCTTGGAATCAGCCGTGAAGATGCGGTCAACGAACTGTGGAAACTGAAGCGCCGCGGTGAAGCGGATAACAAGGGTTCGATGTGGTGGCTGATTCAGGCTGGTGAAAGTGAACCGGTGTCACCGGTACCGAAAGTGACAGCGCAAATGCTGACTGAGGCGATTGAACAACATGGCCCACAAACGGCGGATGAGCTGGCACTGATGTTCGGGATTACCTCGCGCCGGGCGAATTCATCGCTGGCCATGGCAATCAGCAAAGGGCGTCTGATTCGCGTGAATCAGGGCGGTAAATTTCGTTACTGCATACCGGGCGCTGATTTACCGGCAGAGCCGGAAGCTGCATCCGTAGCGGAAACCGATGGTAAAGCCTTTCCTCAGCCAGCAGGTGTTGCGTTACCAGTACAGGAAATGATGGCACAGGAAGAAATGAAAACAGAAATCGTGGAAGACATTGTGAGGTTACAGCCATCGATCACCGAAATGAAAGCAGATGACCTGATTCTACCATCGCTGCATGTGGCTAACCGCGAGCTGCGCCGGGCGAAAAGTGATGTCCAGAAGTGGGAGCGAGTCTGTGCTGCGCTGCGGGAACTGAACAAACACAGGGATATTCTCCGGGATATTACCGCCACCAGAGAGCAGCAGCGGTGAGTGGCTGGAAGAAGTGGCGCTGGGCTGAAATCCTGATACTCCGGCAGTGTGCGGGAACGATGAGAGTCGAAAGCATCGGTTATCTGATTGGTCGTAGTGAGTCAGCCGTCAGGACGAAAGCGCGGGAACTGGGTATCAGCATGATTTTACGGGGTGATTTTCACCCGTCGGCAAAATATTCACAGCGTGATATTGAGCTGGCGCGGCAACTGCATCAGCGTGGCGTACCCCGACGGGAAATTGCCGAAAAGTTTGGGATGAAGTTGGGCGCAGTGAATAACTACGTTTATTTCGACAGGAGGGTTCAGGAGTGAGGGTGAGGATTTATATCGCCGGTCCGATGACGGGATATGAAAATTTCAACCGCGAGGCGTTTCACAGGGCGGAAGATGCGCTGAAACGGGAAGGGCATACCGTTTTAAACCCGGCAGTACTTCCGGACGGGCTGACTCAACCACACTACATGGATATTTGCATGGCAATGCTCCGTTGCGTGGATGCGGTTTACATGCTGAAAGGCTGGCAGCAGTCGGCAGGTGCAAGGGCTGAGCTGGCACTGGCGGAGAAACTGGGCCATGCGGTGATTTTTCAGGAGGTGGGCAGTGAATATTGACCCGGCGATAACGATTGATATGGCCCTGAACACCGGCCTGGCACTTCTTGGTTATTTCTACATCATGTTCTGCAGCGGACGATGGCTGTCACTGTTGTTCAAAAATGGAATAAACGCCGTAAGCAGGAGCAACGCCAGAAGGCAATGGATGCATTTTTCGAAGCCTTCGGGATTGACAGCATGGAACCAGGGGATCCAGCTCGCGTAATTAGCAGAGGTGACGTTGTAATTCTTGTATACCGGAATGAAGAGAAAAATGAGCGAGATTAACTATCAGGTACTGCGTGAAAAGGCAGAGAAAGCAACTAAAGGAAGCTACATCGTAGGGCATACATCTGTTAACCAACACGGCAATTTAACAGGAGTTTTTGTTTGTCAAAAATGGAAAGGAGAACCCGGTGGCGTGATTGCGGAACGTCATGTTAACTGCCTGATTGAAACAGATGCTCAGGCTTATGCAAACGCTGAGTTCATAGCAGAGGCTAACCCGGCTACCGTGCTGGCACTGCTGGATGAACAGGAAAGAAACCAGCAATACATCAAACGCCGCGACCAGGAGAACGAGGATATTGCGCTTACGGTTGGGAAGCTGCTCGTTGAGCTTGAAGCAGCAAAATCAAAACTCAACGAGCAGCGCGAGTATTACGAGGGAGTTATCTCTGATGGGTGCAAGCGTATTGCTGAACTGGAAGCGCGGGAAGTTCAATTACCGACTCGCTACGACCTTCGATATGGACACCCGATAAATGCAGATGAGCGACATGTCATGATACCTAAAGAAAATGGCAGTTGGCTTTACCTGATTGACCTGGAACACGCATTACGCGTCGCTGGCATTCGCATCAAAGGAGAGGAGCATGGAAATAAAACCAGAGGATGAGTTAAGCAATATCGTTTTATTTCCGGTAAAAGAGGATGACCCTCGTAATCAGGTTAATTTTCTTTATGAGCCATCGGAAAGACCATATTGTCATCACGCCTCTGTCCGGGTTGACGAAAAAGAGCGTCAGGTCCGCTGTAAAATCTGCGGTGCAGTTGTGGAACCATTTGACTGGATGCTCTCTGTGGCGAAAAGAGAAACCAGACTGGCAGATGATGTAAGGCTCTTGCGTCAGGAGGAGCGGGAAAGGCGAAAAAATATAGAAAAGCTAATTCAGATTGAGCGTAACGCGAAAGCGCGGATACGCAGGGCGACAAAATCCAGAACTGAATAATTAAATTTAGCTCTGTTAAAAATTTAATCCTTAACCGGAGGGATTTCTGCACCCTCAGAACATCAGGAGGCCGCCCGAAAGGGCGGTAGTTAAATGCGAAAGTTTAAAATAATTATTGAAACGGGAATAGCCGGTGGAGATTTCGAGGATGAATTCGAAGTGGATGATGATGCGACGCCTGATGAAATACATGACGAAGCAAAAGATATTTTCTTTAACTACTGCAATTACTCATATCACGAAATAAAAGACGAAGAGGAAGAGCAAAATGGCTGATTTTGGTTCAACTAAATACAACGTCAGTTTTGAAGCATGGCATGAACTGTTAATGGACTATGCAGAGTTACGTGGTGGCAGTGCTGCTGATGCTGAAGCATGGCGTGATGATTATGAAGCAGGAAAAACTCCGGTCGAAGCATATTGTGATGAGTGGGGCGATGAATGAGCGAGATTAATTATCAGGAAGGGCATGAAACGGCAGGGCAGGCAAAACCAGTTGCATGGCGATATCGCTACGTGAAAAAAGGCGTTACGGACTTTCAGGAGAATCTGTGGGTTGGTGACTGGAAATATGTACCGACAAAAGAGGATTGCAACGACAGGCCGAACTATGAAATTCAGGCCTTATTCGCTGCCCCGCCAGTTCCGGTGACATCAGAAGAACTGGTTAAAGCTGTGCACTTTTATGAACAACTAAAACGCGAAAATCCACCAGCATCCGGAAACCTGATTACAGATTCCCAGATAAGGCAATGAGCTACCTGGCGCAGAACGGGCTGATAAGTATGGGGAATATTTTGCGATGAATATTTAGACTAAAGAGTTTGTAACGCTATGTAAGTGATTTTTTCTGGTTTAGATATTTATATGTCCGGCCAAATTGAGGTGTGTTTAAATGTTATTGCACATTGATTGTAGGGGGAATAATGAAAAACGCATTGCAGTTTTTGTTTGTTGCGTTCTGGTTGTTCGCATCATGTATGCCCATCATCTTCACAGCAAGGTATATGGAAAAAGTTGATGTTTTGATATTAATGTTTGGACATATAAATGCCCTTTTTTTAGGGGTGTTCATGGCGGTCATGTGCATTGAATACTGGCGGTAAATACAGCGAACGCCATTGGTTTAGTTGGATATTTACTGTGCCGGACAAAAACGGTTTGCGGGGAAATCTTAGTTAAGTAGAATGACTGCGGGTGCTTGAGGCTATCTGTCTCAGGCATGAACACCAAAAGGCAGATAGAGAAAAGCCCCAGTTAACATTACGCGTCCTGCAAGACGCTTAACATTAATCTGAGGCCATATCTATGCGACACATAGAGATTAGCCTCTTACGGACCGAAAGGTCAAGGAGAAGCAGGCTATGAAGCAGCAAAAGGCGATGTTAATCGCCCTGATCGTCATCTGTTTAACCGTCATAGTGACGGCACTGGTAACGAGGAAAGACCTCTGCGAGGTACGAATCCGAACCGGCCAGACGGAGGTCGCTGTCTTCACAGCTTACGAACCTGAGGAGTAAGAGACCTGGCGGGGGAGAAATCCCTCGCCACCTCTGATGTGTCAGGCATCCTCAACGCACCCGCACTTAACCCGCTTCGGCGGGTTTTGTTTTTTCCTGGCATTCTGGTTTACAATTCGCACGTCAGCCTGAACACCTGACACCTGCTGCGCCAGCAGAGAAAACAGATGGCGCACAAAACCAAATTTCACAATTCTGATACCGACCTTGCCATCCGGCATGAGCGGCGTTCACACGCATTTAAAACCGACTGGTACCAACACCCACCATGTACTGAAGAACAGGCCGAATGGCTGATTCATTCTTACCGCAGGCGCGGGTTCGAGGTTAAGAAAGCTCTCAGTCTCGACTATCGGCACTGGATAATCTCTGTCAGGCTGCCTTATTCCGAACGCCCACCACGTCCGTCCCGCACTTTCCAGCAACGGATCTGGAGGTAACGTGCGGGTATTACTTAGACCTGTTCTGGTGCCTGAGCTTAGGCTGGTGGTCCTTAAGCCGGGCCGTGAATCCATACAGATATTTCATAATCCTCGAGTGCTGGTGGAGCCGGAACCGAAAAGCATGTGCGGCCTGCCATCCGGAGTCGTCCCTGCCGTTCGCCAGCCGCTGGCGGAGGATAAATCATTACTGCCATTTTTCAGCAATGAGCGTGTGATTCGTGCTGCTGGCGGCGCTGGTGCACTGTCTGACTGGCTGTTG